ACGGCTTTTTCTTTAGTCTTTCCACCAATAGATGATGAGGAAGAATATATTGTTCTACCTTACTTTTGGATACCAGAAGATACTCTTGATTTGAGAGTTAAAAGGGATCATGTTCCTTATGATGTATGGCAAAGACAAGGTTTCTTACAAACAACTGAAGGGAATGTAGTTCATTACGGTTATATTGAAAAGTTTATAGAAAAGTTAGGAGAAAAATTTAATATTCGAGAAATTGCATTCGATAGATGGGGAGCAGTACAGATGGTTCAAAATTTAGAGAACATGGGATTTACTGTTGTTCCATTTGGACAGGGATTTAAAGACATGAGTCCACCAACTAAAGAATTAATGAAACTAACACTTGAAAAGAAACTTCGTCATGGAGGTCATCCAATTTTAAGATGGAATATGGACAATGTCTTTATTAAAACTGACCCTGCTGGAAATATAAAAGCAGATAAAGAAAAGTCTACTGAAAAAATAGATGGAGTAATTGCAACTATTATGGCACTTGATAGAGCAATTAGATGTGGTAGCAGTTTAAGTGAAAGTGTCTATGATAACAGAGGAATTTTATTCTTATAGAAGGAGATGATTAGATATGGGAATTTTTAGTGACATATTTAGGTCGAGGGATGCACCTAAAGATAGAACGACAGGAAGTAATTATAGCTTTTTTATGGGAGGAACAACAAGTGGTAAAAGAGTAAATGAGCGTTCAGCAATGCAAATGACAGCAGTTTATAGCTGTGTAAGAATTTTGTCAGAAGCGGTAGCAAGTTTGCCTTTGCATTTTTACAAATACGATGAAAACGGAAGTAAGAAAAAAGCTATAGAACATCCATTATATTTTTTATTGCATGATGAACCTAATCCAGAGATGACATCATTTGTGTTTAGAGAAACACTTATGACTCATCTTTTATTATGGGGTAATGCTTATGCACAAATCATAAGAAATGGAAAGGGAGAAATCATAGCATTGTATCCACTTATGCCAGATAGGATGACAGTTAATAGAGATGAAAAGGGAAAACTTTACTACGAATATTTAACAAGCACAGATGATGTTCCAATTAATAAAGAAACAACAGTGAGATTAAGTGAAACTGATGTCTTACATATTCCTGGATTAGGGTTTGATGGATTGGTTGGATATTCTCCGATTGCAATGGCTAAAAATGCGATAGGTCTTGCAATTGCAGCAGAAGAATATGGTAGTAAATTTTATGCAAATGGAGCAGCACCAAGTGGTGTGTTAGAGCATCCAGGCACATTAAAAGACCCTACTAAAGTAAGAGAAAGTTGGACTGAAACTTTTGGAGGTAGCCAAAATTCTCACAAAGTAGCTGTACTTGAAGAAGGTATGAAATATACTCCTATTTCTATTTCTCCAAATGAAGCTCAATTTTTAGAAACTCGTAAATTTCAAATAAATGAGATAGCTCGAATTTTTAGAGTCCCACCACATATGGTTGGTGACCTTGAAAAGTCGAGTTTTTCTAATATAGAGCAACAATCATTGGAGTTTGTGAAATATACGCTTGACCCTTGGGTTTCAAGATGGGAGCAAACACTTATAAGGTCGTTATTAACTAAAGAAGAAAAGAAAAAATATTTTATTAAGTTTAATGTTGATGGCTTACTTCGTGGAGATTATCAAAGCAGAATGAGTGGATATAGCATTGGTATACAAAATGGATTCATGTCACCAAATGATGTTAGAGAACTTGAAAATCTAGATTTAATTCCAGATGAAGAAGGTGGAAACACATACATGGTAAATGGAAACATGATGCCAATCACTGAAGTAGGTGCAGCATATAGACCTAAAGGAGAGGAGGAAAAAAATGAAGAAGTTTTGGAATTGGAAGAACAAAACGATAACAAATCAGGAAACCGAAACTCAAAGTCAAGAAAGAATACTGTTTCTAAATGGAACAATAGCTGAAGAGTCATGGTTCGATGATGAAGTAACACCAGCATTATTTAAAGATGAATTAAATAGTGGTGAGGGAGACATTACCGTATGGATTAATTCTCCAGGTGGTGACTGCATTGCAGCGGCTCAAATCTACAATATGCTGATGGATTACAAAGGTAATGTAACAGTAAAAATAGATGGAATTGCAGCGAGTGCAGCATCAGTAATTGCAATGGCTGGAAACAAAGTAATCGTATCTCCAGTATCAATGATTATGATCCACAATCCTGCAACAATAGCAGCAGGAGATACAGCTGAAATGCAAAAAGCCATAGCTATGCTTGATGAAGTTAAGGAATCAATCATCAATGCATATGAAATTAAAACAGGCTTATCAAGAGCAAGGTTATCACATCTTATGGATGCTGAAACATGGATGGACGCTAATAGTGCCATTGAACTTGGATTTGCAGATGAAATAATGCAAAGAAACACAGAAGAGGATGAGCTTGAAGTTCCTAATGTAAGCATGACGTTTTCTCGTGCATCTGTTACTAACTCATTAATTGAGAAGATGGCAGAAAAGTGCAAGATATCACAGAAAACAAAAAATGAAATAACATCAGACAGTTTATTAGAACGTCTGGAATTAATAAGAAATTGGAGGTAATAAAAATGACTATTTTAGAATTAAGAGAAGCCAGAAATAAAGCTTGGGAAGGTGCTAAAGCCTTTGTAGAAAGTAAAAGAGATAAGGACGGACTTCTTTCAAAAGAAGATGCTGAAACTTATAACTCAATGGAAGAAAAAATTAAAAACTATAGTAAGGAAATTGAAAGAATGGAGGCAATGGAAAATATGGAGAATGAATTAAATAAACCTGTTAATACTCCTATCGTTACAAGACCATCAAAAGTTGATAACGAAGTAAAAACAGGAAGAGCATCAAATGAATATAAAGATGCAATGTTAACTGCATTACGTTCAAACTTTAGACAAGTATCAAATGTCTTACAAGAAGGTGTAGATGCAGATGGAGGATATTTAGTACCAGATGAATATGACACTAGATTAATCCAAAAATTAGAAGAAAATAATATTGTTCGTAGTTTAGCTACAAATATTAAAACAAGTGGAGAACACAAAATAAATATTGCAAGTACTGCACCTGCAGCAGCTTGGATTGAAGAAGGTGACACTTTATCTTTTGGAGAAGCAGCATTCGACCAAAAAATCCTAGATGCACATAAATTACACGTTGCAGTTAAAGTAACAGAAGAATTATTATATGATAACGCATTCGGTTTAGAGAATTTCTTGATTGATAGCTTTGGTAAGGCAATCGGAAATGCTGAAGAGAATGCGTTTTTAAATGGAACAGGAGAAGGACAACCTACAGGTATATTTGCAACAACTGGTGGTGGTACTTATATAACAGCAAAAACAACAGGAGCAGATGCAATTATAGAACTTGTATATAACTTAAAAAGAGCATATAGAAAAAATGCTGCATTTATTATGAATGACAAAATGATAGCAACGATTAGAACTTACAAAGATGGAAATGGAGCATATATGTGGCAACCATCATTAGTACAAGGAGAACCAGATAGATTACTTGGTTATCCAGTATATACTTCTCAATATGCACCAGAAGACTCAATTGCATTTGGTGATTTTAGTTATTACAACATTGGTGATAGAGGTGTAAGATCATTCAAACAATTAACAGAATTATTCGCTGGTAATGGAATGATTGGTTATGTTGCAAAAGAAAGAGTTGATGGAAAATTAGTACTTCCAGAGGCAGTTCAAATCTTAAAAGTTGTTGCTGAAAAAACAACTACTACAAATACAACAACAACTACTACAAAATAGTGAATGGAGGTAAATAGCAGTGATTGAAGAGTTATTAATTAAAGTAAAACAAAATCTTATATTAGAACATTCAGTAGATGATGAATTACTAAAACAATTCATCACTGCTGCAATCTCTTATGCAGAAAGCTATCAGCATATAGAAGAAGGATACTATCAAGAACATGAAATGTCAGAAACAACAAAACAAGCAATTATTATGCTTGTAAGTCATTTCTATGAAAGTAGAGATGGCTCAACTGGTGGTTTCTTTGCTGACAATGTAAATGCATCAAGCCAAGTATGGAACACAGTAAATCTACTATTAAGACTTAATAGAGATTGGAAGGTGTAGCCCATGAGCTTTGGTAAAATGAATAAATTTATTGAAATAAAAAGTATCCAAAATGTAAAGGATGAAGATGGTTTCTCAACAAAACAAGAAATAACAGTTGCAAGAGTTAGAGGATATAGAGAGGGCAGACACGGAAGTGAAAAGTGGGCAAATAGAACTACTTTTACTGAGGCGACTGACCTCTTTATTATTCGTGCTATTCCAGGAACAAAACTCTCAACTGATATGACTATTTTATGTGATGATGAGAACTTTGAAATTACTTCAATTGAAGATGTTAAAGGAAAAAATATGTATATTGAAATTCTAGCAAAGAAGGTGATTCAAAATGGCTAAGGCTTATGTGCAATTACCTGAAGAATATCTACAAAAATTATCAAAGCTTGGAAATAAGACTGATGAAATTTGTGAAAAGATGCTAAAAGCTGGAGGAGAGGTAGTTCTTTCAAAAGTAAAAAGCAATTTAAGTTCAGTAGTGGGGAGTGGTACAAAATACAAATCAAGATCCACAGGAGAGCTTGAGGGAGCATTAGGACTATCAGAAGTAAGGCTTGATAGGAATGGAAATTACAATATTAAAGTTGGATTTGCAGAAACAAGAAGAGATGGAACTAGCAACGCAAAATTAGCCAATATTATTGAATATGGAAAATCAGGTCAAGTTGCTAAACCATTTATGAAACCTGCAAAAGCATCATCAAAAGCAAAATGCATAGAAGTAATGAAATCAACATTTGATAAGGAGGTAAACAACATATGACAGTATTATCCGAATTAAATACACTTTTGAGTGATATGTCGATACAAACTGAAACAGCTAAATTAAGCGACAAAGCATTAGATGAGTATGTTGTTTTAGTTCCTATATCAGATAACTTTTCATTATTTTGTGATGACAAACCAAAGTATGAAACATCAGAAGTAAGACTATCTATTTTTACAAAAGGAAACTATATGCAATTAAAAAAGAAAATCGTAAAGGGCTTATTAAATAACAACTTTACGATAACAGATAAACGATATGTTGAATATGAAAACGATACTGGATTTCATCATTACAACATAGACGTAGCAAAATATTATGAAATGGAGGAAATGTAAATGGCTACAATAGGTTTAGATAAATTATATTATTCAAAAATTACAGAAGATGCATCTGGTAATGAAACATATGCTACACCAACTGTCCTTGCAAAAGCTATATCTGCTGAATTATCTGTAGAGCTTGCAGAGGCAACTCTTTATGCTGATGATGTTGCAGCAGAAATAGTAAAGGAATTTAAAAGTGGTACTTTAACACTAGGTGTTGATGATATTGGAATTAGTGTGGCAGCGGATTTAACAGGAGCTCAAGTAGATAAAAATAATGTTTTGATATCAGGTGGTCAAGATGCTGGAAGTCCTGTTGCAATTGGATTTAGAGCAAAAAAATCAAATGGTAAATATAAATATTATTGGTTATATAGAGTTAAGTTTGGAATACCTGCAGCAAGTCTTGCAACAAAAGGTGATTCAATTACATTCTCTACACCATCAATTGAAGGTACAGTATTATGCAGAAATAAACCAGATGCAAATGGAAAACATCCTTGGAAAGCAGAAGTAACTGAAGGTGATACAGGTGTAACAGCTGCAACTATAAATGATTGGTACAACTCTGTATACGAGCCTACATATGCAACAACAAGTACACAAACTAGTGGAAAATAGAAACTGGAGGTAAGTAATGGAAACTGATAGAGTAAGTAAAATTAAAGTTGGTGATAAGGAATATGAGCTAATCTTAACAACAAAAGCAACAAAGGAGATAGCAGGAAGATATGGTGGTTTAGAGAATTTAGGAGATAAACTAATGAAGGCTGAAAACTTTGAAATGGCTCTAGGAGAAATAGTATGGCTTATATGTCTTTTAGCAAATCAATCAATTTTAATTCATAACATTAAAAACAAAGATAATCAAAAAGAGTTATTAACTGAAGAAGAAGTTGAAGTCTTAACAACTCCATTTGATTTAGCTGATTATAAACAAGCGATAACAGATTGTTTATATAAAGGAACAAAAAGAAATATTGAAAGTGAAGAAAATTCAAAAAACGTGGAAGTCGAGTAAGTGATGAAGAATTATTTACTCGACTTTTATATTACGGTTTAGCTCATCTAAATCTATCTTATGACGAAGTATGGCTTATGCCTTTTGGATTATTACTAGATTTATGGGAATGCCATAGACAATTTAATGGAATAGCTAAACCAAAAAGAGAGGTCTTTATAGACGATATTATTCCAGATGGGATTTAAGGAGGTGAGTTATAATGGCAGATAATTTCGGATTGAAGATTGGTGTCGAGGGAGAAAAGGAATTCAAAAGTGCTCTTTATAGTATCAATCAAAGTTTTAAAGTTCTAGGATCTGAAATGAAGTTAGTTGAATCCCAATTCAGTAAAAACGATACTTCTATACAATCATTAACAGCTAAAAACCAGGTGTTAAATAAGGAAATAGATACACAAAAACAAAAAATAGAATTATTAAAAAATGCCTTAAATAACTCTTCCGAGTCTTTTGGAGAAAATGATAAAAGAACTCAAGAATGGCAAATTAAATTGAATAATGCAACTGCTGAATTAAATTCTATGGAAAAAGAGTTGAAAACCAACGAGGCTGCACTTGATAGTGCTGGAACTGAAATGGACGATGTATCTAAAAGTGCAGATAAGATGGGAAATGATATAGATGATGCAGGAAATAAAGCTGAAAATAGCAATGGCAAGTTTGAAAAACTAGGTTCAGTCTTAAAAGGAATAGGTGCAACAATGGGAGCAGTAGCTGTTGCGGCAGGAGCTGCGGCAGTTGCTCTAGCATCTAAAGTTGTATCAGCTTATGCAGAATTTGAACAGCTTGAAGGTGGTGTTAAAACTCTATTTGGTACAGAGGCATCTTCGGTTGAAGAGTATGCAGCAAGTGTTGGTAAAAGTGTAGGAGAAGTAGAAGGAAAATATAACTCACTTCTTGCAGCACAAAAACAAGTTTTTAATGACGCCAACAATGCTTATAAAACAGCAGGACTTTCTGCAAATGAATATATGAATACAGTTA